TTGGAGCGCGCGGGATTGCGAGCCCAAGCGAGAAAGGAGAACTTTCGAGCGCTGGGCAATGGGTGTACTGCTAAGGCTGGCACTAAGTCCAACGTTAGCAACGACTTAACGGTAGGCATTTTCAACCAATAAGGCACCCCTACACCCTGCCCAAGCGAGAAAGGAACAGTTATATCTCCAACTCCCAGTGTCGCTTAATTTTGAAGGGGTGGGCACGTAGCTTATGGTGATAAAACCAACCAAAACATCGAAACCAGCGCCATTCTATCGCGTATATTGTGTCGTCTCCCAAATAAATGGGTCGCCTAATAGTTGAGTAATCATTATCAAGGGGCTGCTTTGGGTGCGTCTGTGTCAATCTAGGGGTAATAGCCTAGACAAGAGCCTAGAAATAGGTGATTGCTGACCAACAAGCGGCGCAATTCCCCTTCAGATGGAGGTAAATCTGGCCATAGGAGATGTAACGTGTTATTTCGTTACCTTTACAGCCGAAAAGCTAAGCTGTATTTAGCCTATATTGGCTGAATCACAGGCAAATGGATTATATGCCAGAGTTAGTAAGACGTAAGCTAAGGGGTGGTACCAAGGATTTCGTAGTTTATACGGAAGAGGAGTTTCTTACCGTAAGAGATGAGCGTAAGCAAGGTGAGGGTAAGAATGGATATAAGCATTGGAGGGACGTAAGCGTCACTGTTGGTGACTGGGTTATATCTGATGATGGCTATGTAGCTGAGGTCATAAGAATAAACGGGCCTTATGATACCAAGTCGGGTAAAGAGTGGTGTCTGGTGCTTCCTTATTGTAGGAAATGGGTGCGTAGGAGTAAGGCAGGTAAGCTTTTAGCAAGGGAATTTTTGGATACGGGTAACTATAATAGTTCGTCACCGAATAAGACTTGGATAGATCAAGAACTTAAGATGTCTAGGGCCAAAAGGGTCGTAGAAACATATGCTAGGTTGTTGATGGAATCGGGGGGAGTACTGTCTGCCGAGCAGTATGATATGCTTGGTAGGTTGTATAGACCCGATCAAAAGATACCAGCAGCCAGCGTTAAGAGATTACTGAAGCAAGAGAAGACCAAGAGTATGGTAAAGGAAGAGCTGGCCAAGATTATGTCTGATAATGGTCTTACGGTTGATGCCGTGATTAAGACACATCAGAAGATCATACATGATGCTATGGATGCTGGGCAGTTATCGGTAGCTGAGAAGGCTAATGGAAGGTTTATGGATATGCTGGACATGAAGCCTGACAAGACTACCACACAAGTTGAGGCGCAGATTACTTGGGATCACCTACTTGATGAAGGGGATGATGCTGAGTACGAGATAGAACCTAAACGGCGCAATGCGCTATCCTATGACAAAGAAACTAGATCCCGTGAGATCAAAGAAGATCCACTTGAATACGACGAGTAGGGTTGTATTGTATTCGGCAGGTGATGCCTACGCAGTAGAAAAGACGGTTGTCTTTGATGGGCCCGTAGCTTTGGTTAAGAAGCTTGATGGGTCGGTTGTTATTATGACCAACTCAAGGACGGTTATTGATGGTAACAGCGAGCTTATTGAAGACGTGGTTGCCGAACCTGCGCCTAAGGCTGAGCCAAAAGCTGAGCCCAAGAAACCTGCTACGCGCAGGCGACGAACCGTAAAGCCCAAGGCCAATGAATAAGACTAACTTTTATTTGTATCAAAAGAAGCTGTTTGAGGCCTGTCACAAGATTGCGATCAAGAAGGGCAATGACTACGCAAGGGGCGATGATCCTTTCGCCAACTTTCGTACGGCTGAAGCCATTGGAGTGAAACCTATTAAGGGTATACTCATTCGTATCATGGACAAGATCCAGCGCCTTAACAACTATGGAGTGGTTGGCAAGCTTGATAACGAAAGCGCAGAGGACGCGGTTATGGATATTATCAACTACGCTAGCCTTATCGGTGGTCTGATTTGTGAGAAAGAAGGAAAGGAACTACCTACCAACGCTACGCTACGGGGATATAGTGATGGTGAAGGATCTGAAGGAAATAGCAGTAGTGAGGGAGGAGTTTATTGGAGCGAATGGACACCGACGTATCGCTGTGGATGTAGGAAGGTGGAATGTGATTGTGACAGACGAAAGTAATCTGGAACTGCTAAACAAACGAACGGCCAAGGATATATGGAAGGCAGAGAACAAGAAGACTTTATTTCAAGCAGCTCCAAAGTAACTAGTAGTGGCCACCTATCGTATAGGGGTACTAATGTTGTAGGTGTTAGGGTTCACTCTGTGAACGCTGACGAGAACAAGACGGTACTCATATGGAGATTGGAGTCACCCTCAATCGGTTTGCACACACGCCCGTAGGTGTATTCGGTGAGCTGATCCTGCCTAGTGGTAGGACGCTATACACGGTTGAAAGACCCTGGCTTAATAACAAGCCTACGGTTAGCTGTATACCAGAAGGTACGTATCCTTGTCAGCCAAGGAAGTACTACCGTGGTGGCTATGAAGCCATTGAGGTATTAGATGTGCCAGATAGAAGCTACATACTGATCCACAGAGGCAATACCATGGATGACCTAGCTGGCTGTATAGCGCCAGGTATGGATCTTGGTTATGTTAATAAGAAGTGGGCAGTTACAAATAGCCGTGAAGCCTTTGCTTATGTTATGGATGAGCTTGGTGGAAAGCAGTTCTATCTTGATGTATGCACGAAATCCAAATAGAAGAGTTTTGGGGCACTGATCCAGAAAACTTGTTCTTGTGTCTTGGTGTTGCCTTTAAGGCACATAAGGGCGCTAACATTGTAGAGCTTGCTGTTATAGCTAATGAAATACTTGGTGGTATAGGTGAGTCGTCTACTTCGTTTACCGATGATGATACGGGAGAGTATATCTTTATGAAGCGCTATTTTAGTTTAAGCTAATATGCTAAAACAAGAAGTGCAGCGTCGTTGTGTGGAAGACCCGCTGTACTTTGCCAAAGCTTGTCTTCCCAAGTTGTTTGAGACGGAAAGTCCTGCGTTCCATAGGGAGATTATAGACGCTATGACGAACTTGGATGTCAAGCAACTTAATGTGCTTGCGCCCCGTGGTCACGCAAAGAGTACGCTATGTGCATTGCTATTCCCGCTCTGGCGCATCTTTTGTGAGGATCTAAGAAACAAGAAGCGTCCTAGTCCCAAGTTCATCCTGCTTGTATCTAAGAGTAGGAGCCATACGGTTAACCTGCTTACGACCATAAAGAACCAGCTTGAGTACAACCCACACCTTAAGGATCTGTTTGGGTATCAAGGTGCTGCTAACGCGAAGGCTTGGCGTGAGGACATCATACGGCTATCTAACGGTAGTATGATTGTGTGTCGTGGTATGGGCCAACAAGTCCGTGGTTTGAACATTGATGGTATGCGTCCCGATTATATCATCTTGGATGACGCTGAGGACGAAGAGAATACCAAGACGGTAGAGCGTATGGAAGACAACCTGCGCTGGATCCTTCAAGGGCTTGTACCTGCTGGTAGTAGGGACTGCAAGGTGGTAAACATTGGTACACCACAGAAAGAGCGCAGTGTGGTATTTACGCTCAAACAGATGCCTGACTGGATGACGCTATCCTACAAGGCTATTGATAAGGATGCTGATGGAAATGACTTGGCTTTATGGCCAGAGATGCGCAGTCTTGAATGGCTGTATGAGAAGAAGGCAAGCTTGGAGTCGATTGGTAGGGTAAGCGCTTTCTATCGTGAGTATCAGTGTGAAGTGATTGGAGATAGCGATCAGTTGTTCAGAGAAAACGATCTGCAATACTATGAAGGAGATTTATCCGATGGCTACATCGTCGACAGCCAAACCAAAGAAAAAACCCCCGTTAATGTTTTTATGGGCGTTGACCCTGCTAGTAGCATTCGAGCTACTGCAGACTACACTTGCATTATGGTCATAGGTATGGACGAGGACAAGAACGTTTATGTCATTGACTACCTAAGGAAGCGTATCAAGCCTATGGACGTAGCTGACGCTATCTTGGATTGGTACAGGAAGTACAAGCCAGCTAAGGTTCAGATAGAAACCGTGGGTTACCAAGAGATGCTACGTGACTATCTTACGAGATTGGAAGGCGTGTACATACCTGGCCTTGCGATTAAGAACCAACCACGCAAAGGTAAGGTTCAGCGGCTTGAAGGCTTACAACCTATGTTTGCCCGTAAGAAGGTTTACATCAAGAAGTCTCACAGTGAGTTCGCTGACGAGGTACTCATCTTTCCAAGGGGTAAGCACGATGACACGCTTGATGCTTTCTTCTATGCTGTCAAGGGCGCGTTCCCGCCGTATGGCGATCACGAATTTCGTAACAATACAGATGAACCTATCGTAAGGGAGCGCTCTTACGACTGGATGGTTGAATAATGGAGAAAATATTTGATCCAAATACACACGAAGAGTTTTCTCCTACGGATAACGTAGAAGAGACAGAGGACACATCTTCAAACGAAGAGGTCACTCTGACGTTATCCCTGCACAGACACTACCGTGACTCACAGAACGAGTGGGGAGATCGCGCTTCTGAGAGTAAGGACTATGCGCACGGTTACCAGTTCAGTGCAGAGCAAGTAGATACCCTATCTAGTCGTGGGCAGGCGGCTGTTCCGATCAATGTGATCTACCCAGCAATGGAGTTGTCGATCAGTCTATTGACGGGCAGACCGCCAGGCTTTCAAACAACGGCACGGGAGGATTCAGACGTTAAGACAGCACGTGCTATTAGCGATCTGATGTCCTACATATGGGCTAACAGCTATGGCAATGCTCAGCTTAAAGAGTCGCTATATGACTACTTTATGACGGGCCGTGGCTTTCTTATGGCTTACGTTGACCCCGAAAGTGATTACAATCGGGGCGATATTAAGATAGTAGCCGTTGACACACTTAAGGTCTTGCCTGATCCGAACAGTCGTGATAGGTTGTTCCGTGACGCAAGCCATGTGCTCGTAGAGCACCTTCTTACGGGTGAGCAAGTATTAAGTATGTGGCCAGATTCCAAGGCCATACTTAGCAGAGCCCAGACTACACACGATGATATTGAGGAATTTGTCTCAACGAAGGTTGACGATCTGAGTCGTAGCCGAGACCGTGTGTATGACAACCACCACAGGCGCTATGTAGTTATTGATCGTTATAGCAAGGTCAAGGTTGATTACATACACCATTCGATGTCTGGTGGCGAGGAAAAGGTAGATCTGTACGAAGACTTTGCACAGCTGATGGAGTCACCAGCTTTTGTGTTTAGTGATCCAAATACGGGTCAACGTCAGATATATGCCGTAGATACGGCAAGCAATGGAGCTGAACTCTTTGAGATGGCTCAGCCTACGGAAGACCCAGAAACAAGGCTGATCGAACTACCGCCACAGCAGGATCCACAGACGGGCGCTATGATCCCGATGCAACCTGCGATCATAAAGAGTATGACCCATCAAGCGCTACTCGATAATGGCATTATTGAGGCAAGGCCCGTTCGTCTTCCAAGAATCAAGCACGTAATCATCATCGGTGGTCAGCTCTATCGTAGCTACTACCTACCGATTGAAGACTACCCGATTGTTCCAATCTTAGGACGACACGACCGAGATCCATATCCTATGAGTGATATTGATTTCGTGCGTCCATTCCAAGACAGCATCAACAAGCTTCATATGCAGTTGGTGGCCAATCTTGCTAACAGTACCAATGTCAAAGTATTCCTTCCTAGAGGCAGTGTTGATAAGAGAGTCATCGAACAAGACTTTGCAAAAGCAGGTAGCGCAATCATCGAGTATGATGCAGAGATGGGGCAGCCAACTGTGGTCAGTCCTCTTGCTCCTCCTGCTGGGCTATTCAGCCATTTCCAACTCCTCGTTTCTATGGTTGAACGAGAGCTTGGAGTCTACGCTATACAGCAGGGAGACCCAAGCCAAGCACCTGACACCTATAGAGGAACACTATCCATTGAAGAGTATGGACAGCGACGGATTAAGAGTAAGCTTGACGATGTCGAAGGCGCACTTACTCAATTAGGTAAAGTTGTGTTGGGCTTGATACCGTATGTGTATAGCGAAGAGCGCACGATACGCATACTTCAGTCTAACAATATGATGAAGGAAACAGTTCTCAATCAAGCTATAATGAACGAGTTCGGGCAGGTGCTCGAACGAGTGAATGATGTGTCGGTTGGGCAGTACGATGTGCAGGTTGTATCTGGATCTATTCTGCCTACAAACAGATACGCCCTACTGGAATACTATATGCAGTTGTACCAGATGGGAATCATTGACCAAGTAGAGATTCTTAAGAAAACCGATGTGGCTGATGCCGATGGTGTTATGGAACGCGTTGGAATTGTTAAGAACCTACAAGGTCAACTGCAACAAGCTCAAGAAGAAATCAAGCGACTACAAGGCGACTTGCAAACGGCTGATCGTGAAGCGATCCAAGCTCGCAAGCGTGTCGAAGTAGAGAAGTTTGGTTCTCAACTTGACAAAATCAAAAACAAAGCGCAAGCCGCAACCATTATAAATGAGCAACGTAACCGAGACAACAAATAGCGTAGATGAGCTTATGGATTCGTTCATGGGCAAGTCTTCAAATGATCCATACTCGTTTCAAAACGAAGCGCCTGACACGGCACCACAGCGTGTGCCAATGCCAGAAGACGTTCAAGAGCAGGGTGGTTTTGGGCAATCCGATGAGGGTTCGCAAGACATACCAATCGAAGAGCGTATTGCGTTAGAAGAGAAACGACGACGGGATTTTCAGTCCAAATACGACAAGGCGCAGAGTGAGCTTACGCGTATGAAGGAAGTAATGCCACTGATGGAGTACATCAATGGCAATCCTTCTGTAGCGAAAAAGGTCTATGAGACCCTTGAGCAAGAACTCTCGCGGCAAGGTTCCAGCGACGCACAAGCGCCAGCTGAATCAAAGATAGAGCCGCCAGAAAAGCCTAAAGCACCAGAAAAGCCTAGAGACTACGATCCTTATGACGTAGACGCTTCAAGTCCTTCTGGGCGTTATAAGCAAGAGTACGACGCTTATCTAAGTAAGCTTGACAGCTATTACGAAGATCGGCGTGAGTATGATATTGCTGCTACGCGACAGCAGGTTGAATCAGCTTTTCAGCCTTACATCCAACAAATGGAGTATCAGCGTCAAGTCCAAGCGCAACAGCAGCAAATGCAGCAGATCTACGGTTCGTTCGTAGAGTCTGGTGTAAACCCACAGGAAGCCGCTGGTGTGATTCAATGGGCGCAGGGTTATCAAGTAACCCCGCAGGACGTTGTGGCTTTATACAAGATGAAGAACGGTATTCAGCAACAGCCACAGAGAAAGGCACCACAGCAGGTGAACTTCCCTATGCCAGCTAGTACCGTCGGCAACTCTAGCATTCCTCAGCCAAAGGCAGAGGATCAATTCTTTGAAATGATGCTGGGTATGGAGAAAAAGAACTCCGACTTCTAGCGTCGAAACCTTGACATACAATGGCTAATCAGTACTCAGTAACGCCGTCCAGTACGGTGCAGGGAGTGAGCGTTGATAGCTCACGCCGAATTTTTAATTTTGGTGACCGTGTCGCAGAACTTGCGCCAATGGAATCACCTTTCTTTGCGTATCTATCGCAACTATCTAAGGCTCCTACCGACGATCCTGTATTCAAGTTCTTGGAACAGCGTCATCAATGGCAGCGTCGCAACTTTATTGTTTCAACCGATAAGTTAAACCAAGACCTAGAAAATGACCCTGACTTCTCGATTGTTCTTGGTGCTACCGTAGATAACTACGGTCGTGACTTAGGCAAGGATGCTCAAGGATTGCAAGTAACGGGCACAGCTGATTTCTTTCTTCCTAATCAGCGTATCGTTCTGCAAGCTTCTGTAGGAGGTGCTATTGACTCTACGCCAAACTACCTTGTGTATGCTACGATTGATAGCGTAGGAGCTGACTCTGGCGACGGTACGACCGTAAACATCACGGTTACGCACGTATCCGACATCACGGGAACGAGCGGTTACACCGATTCTTTTACGGGTCTTACGGCAGTAGACTTCTACCAGAAGGCTGGTTCAGTTGAAGGCTACAAGGGACAGATCATTGGTTCTGCTTTTGGTGAAGGATCAACGGCGCCCGATGGTTGGGTAGATCAGCTTTATGACCGAGAAGGTTATACGCAGATCTTCAAGACGTCTGTGCCTCTTTTCTCTGGTACGGCGTTAGCTACGCGCTACCGTGGTCGTCCCGATGAGTATATGCGCATCTGGAATCAGAAGCTCAAAGAGCACAAGATTGACATCGAACACGCATTGATGTTTGGTGTAGGTCGTGCTGACGAGTCTGGATCTGGCCCTGCCCGATATACGCACGGTATCGTTCCTTACACCGAGAAGTATGGTTACAACAAAGCGTTTACCTATGCTTCTTCAAGCTACGATGACTTCGTAGACTTCACCGAAGAGTTCTTTGCGCCAGAAATTGGTAACTCGCCTAACAAGCTTGTTCTTGCTTCTCGTAAGGTAATGAACTTCTTCCAGAAGCTTGGTGGCAATGGATTCCTGGCCAACTCGTTTGGTGTTACGGGAACGACAGATGCAACTGCTCTGAAGTTTGACATTCAGACTGGCCAAGGTCGCTTCGGTCACAATATCACGAAGATCGAAACGATGTACGGATCGCTTAATTTCGTAATGGAGCCACTACTCCGTGGCCCA